ACGTGGCGAGTACGACCCAGAGAAGCTCTCACAGATTAGAGAGATGGGCGGCTCCGAGATTTTTGCCAACCTAACATCCGTCAAATGCCGCTCAGCCGCAAGCTGGCTTCGAGACGTGCTGATGGCTACGGGTAGTGAGCGTCCTTGGACTATTCGTCCTACGCCTGTGCCAGAGCTTGCGCCTGATATCCATGACCAGATCGTGGAGAAGGTTGCCGGAGCGCTTAAGGCCGCGATGCTGCAAGGTCAGCAGGTCCCCCAAGATCAAGTCATCGAGATGATGAAGGATGTTCGGGAAGAGACAAAAAATGACATAATGGCCGAGGCTCGCCGCAAGGCTGACCTGATGGCAGACAAGATGGAAGACCAGCTAGTGCAGGGCGGCTTCCTGAGGGCGCTGGACGCCTTTATCGACGATATCACCACATTCCCCACGGCAGTGCTCAAAGGCCCTGTGGTGCGCAAGAAGAAGGCTATGAAGTGGATTAAAGGCAAAGACGGCAAGTACGTTGTCCAAGCCAAGGATGGTCTTACCGTAGAGTGGGATCGGGTGTCTCCGTTCAACATCTACCCATCGCCTGCGGCTACCAACGTGCAAGACGGCTACCTAATCGAGAAGCATCGTCTGAGCCGTGAAGACTTGAACGAGATGATCGGCGTTGAGGGGTACAGTGACTCGTCCATCCGCATGGTGCTTGACGAATATGGCCGGGGCGGCTTGCGCGAGTGGCTGACTAATGATGTGGCTATTGCCTCTTCTGAAGGTAAGGCAACGACGCAAATTGCACAAAATGTGGATGGCCTGATCGACGCAATTCAGTTCTGGGGTCCTGTTCAAGGACGCTCCCTTGTTGAGTGGGGTATGGACGAGAAAGAAGTTCCAGACCAGATGAAGGACTACCACGTCGAGGTGTGGCTAATCGGCCACTATGTAATTAAGGCTGTGCTTAACTATGATCCGTTGAACCGCAAGCCTTATTACACTGCCAGCTACGAGGACGTGCCGGGGAGCTTCTGGGGTAATGCGGTAGCCGACTTGGTGCGCGACCCTCAGATTGTCGTGAACGCTTCTGCGCGAGCTATGGTCAACAACATGGGTATCGCCTCTGGCCCTCAGGTGGTGGTTAACGTGGACCGTCTGGCTCCGGGTGAAGATATTACACAGCTAACACCTTGGCGCATCTGGCAGGTCAACAACGACCCCACAGGTTCGGGCCAAGCACCCATCACTTTCAGCCAGCCAGACTCACGCATCCAAGAGCTAATGGCCGTGTTCGAGAAGTTTAACGATATGTCCGATGAGTACTCAGGCTTGCCTAAGTACATGCAGGGCGACGGCGCGGGCGGCGTGGGGCGTACAGCCTCTGGCCTATCCATGCTGATGGGTAACGCCAACAAGGCCATCAAGCAGGTTGTGAGTAACGTAGACATGGGTGTGTTTACCCCCATGCTGGAGCGCCTGTACGACTGGAACATGGAGTATTCTGACGACCCGGACCTTAAGGGTGATGCTCAAATTGTAGCTCGTGGCGCTGCTTCGATCATGATCAAGGATGCTGCGCAGGTTCGCCGTAACGAGTTCTTGGCTGCGACTGCTAACCCGATTGACATGCAGATCGTTGGGGTGGAGGGCCGACAGGCTATCCTGCGCGAGACAGCTAAGAACCTAGATATGGATGTGGATAAAGTTGTCCCACCACTGAGTGTTCTACAGAAAAAGATGGCTGCTGCGCAGATGATGCAAATGCAGCAGCAAGGAACACCTCCGGCTCCGCAAGCATCTGGTGGCGGACAACAGCTAGAAAATGGCGCACCCGTAACAGATAACTTCTCGCCACCTGCTCAATAAATACTTGACAGTTGACGCCACAATAAGATCGAGTTAAGTACTTACATGTTCGTGAAACCAACCGTGCAGACGCTACGAAGCATTTACAGCTTAAGTCAGCAATCGGCGTGGGGGGAGATGGACAAGTTTTTTAAGGAAGAGTTGCAACGCATTCTCTTAACTTTAGCAGATAGTCGCGACGACGTGGCACTGCGGCAGTTACAGGGACGGGCACAATTCATCCGAGAGTTCCTTGACACTGTGAATGGATCACAGAAGTCATTGGAAAAGCTGAGAGATACATCTCTTTAGCTTCAACCCGCCAGCAGACCGTACCGTGTAGTGGAGACCTTCGAGGACCATAAAGCGTAGCCGGAGCATGGAGTACAACATGAGTCTACCTAAGCAAGTTCAAGACCAACTTGAGGAAATTGAACGCTGGGAACAAGAGCAAGCCTCGGCAAACTCCCCACCTCAAACCCAAGAAGGCGATGATGAGCAAAGGCAGCAGCCCGTCGAGCAAGAGGAACAACCTCTTGAGCAGGCTCCGCCTACAGACCTTAAGCAACCCGATGACGAAGTTTGGGAGCGTAAGTACAAAACACTTCAAGGCATGTTCAACGCGGAAGTCCCGCGCCTCAAGTCTGAAGTGGCTGACCTGAAAAACCAGCTAAGTACTGCGATTGCCAGATTAGACCTCGCAAGCTCAGAGAAACCTGAAAGCAAGTCTACTAAATCTCAGCGGCTGGTGACAGACAAAGACGTAGAAGATTTTGGTGGCGATCTAGTCGATCTTATTAAGAGGCAAGCAACGGAAGTTGCCCAATCTACATTGGACGAAAAGATCAGTCGTCTGGAAGCAGAAAATGCCGACTTGCGTGGTCAAGTAACTGGTGTTTCCGAGCGTCAAGGCGAGAGTGCGCGGCGTGATTACTTTGCTCAACTAGAACGGCTTGTGCCTGACTACGAAGCAATCAACGTCGATCAAGGGTTCATGGACTGGCTGAGTGAGGTTGACATGCTCAGCGGAAGACAGCGCCAAGAATACCTTAACGATGCGTTTAACTCTTTTGATCCTATGCGTACGGCGAACCTGTTCAGTACTTACAAAGACACGGTTAACTCGCCCGCCCAGTCGAAGCCCAACAAAAATCTGGAACGTCAAGTTGCGCCCGGAACTTCAAAGGCTTCCGCAGCAAGCGCCAACAGTGGAAACGATAAAATCTGGTCGATGAAAGAAATTGACGGTTTTTATCGTGACGTAGCTAGGGGCACCTATCGCGGAAACGATGCAGAGCAGGCGCGGATCGAAGCAGAAATTGATCTTGCTGTCCAACAAGGACGCCTATCGTAATAGGGTTCCGGGCGGCAAGGTTGTAGTCAAACCCCATTCTATGGAGCTACCACTATGGCTATTGCCGTCCAATCCCCCTTCAATACGTCTACGGCGTATTCGGGTACCTTTATCCCTACCATCTGGTCGGGTAAGCTGAACGCTAAGTTCTATGCCACTACTGTTTTCGGTGAAATCGCCAACACCAACTACGAAGGCGACATCAAGAACATCGGTGACAAGGAGGTGATCAACAACATCCCGTCGATCAGCATCAACAACTACACCATTGGTAACACGCTGAACTATGAAGTTCCTGCGCCATCCAAGATTGAACTAAACATCTCGCTGGCTAAGTATTTTGGCGTGAACGTTTCTGACGTTCTTGAGTATCAAGCTCAGCCTAAGCTGATGGATATGTTCACCAACGATGCTGCTAAGCAGATGGCTATTGCTGTTGACACGGATGTTCTGAAGCAGTCCATCGACACCACTTTCGGTAACACCCTGTCGATTACTCCGTCCACTACGGGCGCAAACATCAACAGCGGAACCTTGGCTGGTGTTAAGTCTGCATCGTATAACCTCGGTGGCGCTGGCGGTACCTACAATGCTTCCACCAACCCATTTGGTGGTGTGCCTCTGACGCTTACCTCGTCCAACATCATTCAGACCATCACCTCGATGTCTTCGTGCTTGGATGAGCAAAACGTCCCCGATACGGATCGTTTCCTTGTAGTCACCCCTGCGGTTCGTAACTTGCTGATGGGTTCTAACCTGCAGCAGGCTTACCTGACGGGTGATAACACCTCGATCCTGCGTAACGGCAAGATCGGCACCATTGATCGCTTCACGATCTACGTGTCGAACCTTCTGCCTACTGCTGCCGCTGGTCAAAACTTCAGCGGTACGACCACGGGTACGGGTATTTCGGCTAACGCTGTCGCTCGTAAGTGCATGATCGCTGGTCAAAAGACCGCTATCACTTTCGCTTCGCAAATCGCGAAGGTCGAAAGCCTGCAAAACCCGAACGACTTTGGTACCTTGGTTCGTGGCCTGAACATCTATGGCTATTCGACCATCAAGGCTGAGTCGCTGGTTGTTGCTCAATACCTCTAATATGAGGTATAAGGGTGGGGGAGCTTCGGTTCCCCCACTATCTTTTTTAGCGGGGCCAACATGGCAGTAACAGCACAGTCAATTATTGACAAAGTTCGCACCCAGCTAATAGACCCATCTGGATCATCTTCACGTTGGACCGACGCAGAACTTCTTAGTTGGGTTTCTGATGGTCAAAGAGCAGTCGTTGCATATACCGCAGGCTCTTCAAGCATTACATATGTCCATACTTTGGTCGCTGGCACTAAGCAGCTTATCCCTACTAATGGACACCAGCTTCTAACGGTTGTGCGTAACATTGCATCAGACGGGGTGACCCCGGCTCGCGCTACGCGCATCGTCACACGCGACATTCTCGATACCCAGAACCCCAACTGGCATACCGTCTCTTCGTCGAGCGTAGTGCAGAACTATATCTTTGACCTTCAAGAGCCTCGCAAGTTCTATGTGTATCCGCCTAATGATGGCACGGGTAAGGTAGAAATTGTGTACGCAGTCATGCCACAAGAGCTTACGTCCGGTTCTGACGTATTGGTCCTGCAAGAAATTTATCAGACCGCAGTGTTTGATTACGTTATGTTCCGCGCTCACCAGAAGGACAGTGACTTTGCCGCTGGCCAAGCCGTGGCGCAAAACTATCTGCAGCTATTCTTGTCATACGTCACACAGAACGAGCAGGGCGAGTTGTCCAACAACCCTAACCTCCAGCTTGGCCCACGTGATACTACTTCGCGAGGTACTTCACGATGAGTACGGTATCCTACGATCTGTTCCTGCCAGAGGTCATGCCTTACATCCACGACACTCCAGAGTTCGTGATGATCAACGCTATTCGCAACGCATGTATCGAGTTTTGCGACAAGTCGCTGCTTTGGCAATACGAGCATGATCCGATCACGGCTCTTCCAGATGTCAACACGTACGAGTTTGACTTACCTACGGGTACAACTACTGCCCGTATCATGAGCGCGTGGTACATGAACCTGCCTATGATGTCTAAGAGCGAGGATGATCTGTATCGCATCTTCCCTATGGACTGGCGCACGATGGTGGGTCGGCCTCAGTTCTATACCCAGAATAACGCTAGCGAAGTAATCATCGCGCCAGCCCCTCAAATTTTGTCTGTGGCGGGCTTTAAGTTCATCATGGCACTGAAGCCTACCCGTGCCAGCACGACCGTTGACGGCGATATCTACGAGCGATGGGCAGAGCATATTGCGTTTGGAGCAAGG